TTCTAATCCCGTCAACACCCGCCCCCAGTTGGTCTCACTCGTCTACGTCATATTTGTTTGATATTGATACACTCCTCTTACGTTCCCGGTAAGAAAAGATAAACGTAGACAATTAGGAAATGTTCGATTCATTTCGGGGACATAAATTTAAATAAAAATGGCCACATTAAGACAAAAGAAAGCTATTGACAACGTCGTGGAAAACGGTGGGAACGTAACTAAAGCAATGCGTGACGCTGGCTACGCCGAAACGACTGTTAATAACCCCGACAATTTAACTAAGAGCGATGCCTGGCTAGAGCTTATGGAGGATTACTTACCTGATGACATGCTTCTTGGTGCTCTTTCTGATGATATAGAAAAGAAGGAGGGTAATCGCAAAGCTGAACTAGAGTTAGCATTTAAACTAAGAGGAAAGATGGTAGACAAGACAGAGGGTAAGATAGACTTACTAGTACAAACCCTTACAGAAGAAGATAAAAAACATCTTTCATCACTTTTAGTACATGACCACGGAAGCACTCAATAGAGTAATTAACGGTACAAAGCAAGAACGCGTATACCTTTGTGGTGAATCATTTGGTTTGTTTTGCATATACTACTTCCAAGACTATTTTAAATATCCCCTAGCACCGTACCATTACGATTTTATACAGGACGTACAAGACTTAGCAGACAATACGATACGCGAGGTTGTATGGGTAGGTTTCAGAGAAAGTGCCAAGACTACTTTTGCTCAGTTAGCACTTATTTGGCTTATTTGCTATGACCGTAAGAAGTATATAAACGTAGACGCATACAGTGGTAACAACTCTGAACGCTCACTCTTTGATGTAGCCTTTCAGCTTTTAAACAATCAACGTCTTATAGCAGACTTTGGAAACTTGTACTCAAAGGAACGCAAGTTAAACGAGATGAAGCAAAACAAGATAGACAACTTCACTACCTCAAATAACATCCGTGTTGAAGCAAGCACCACACAGATAGACGTTCGAGGAAGAAAACACTTTGAATATCGCCCCGACTACCGATGGCTAGATGACTTTGAAACAATGGACACAAAGGACAGTTCAAAGGTCACACAGACTATAAAAAACAATATGTCCTCTGCTATGGGAGGAATGGCTCCATCTGCATCAATTCTCTATACCGCTAATTACCTTACTGAATACGGGAACGTACAGTGGCTTATAGACAGAGCTAAAAACGATACAGGTATACGCATCCGTAATATTCCTGTAATGATAGACAACGTACCCACATGGTCTTCTAAATATGCCCTTACCGACATACAAGCAAAAGAAGAAGGAAAGGTATCTATTGAAGACAAGCAACGACAACTCGGCTCACTTGCGTTCTCATACGAGATGATGAACAACCCTGTTGACGAAATGCTCGCAGAGTTTAAGAAAGGATTTGTTGCGTTTGAGACAGAAGAACAACTTAAACAGCGTGATACTTCATGCTATATCACCATTGACAGTGCGGTGAGTGAAAAAGAGAGTGCTGACTACACAGGAGTTACTATCAACAGAATATCCACAGAGAACAAATGGTACATAAAGACATACAGACTAAAGGTCAACAGCAAGGATTTGATTGATCACCTGTTTTATCTAAAGAAAGAATACAACCCTACATTCATAGGACTAGAGGAGACTACGTTTACAATGGCTATTCAACCATTCTTAGAAGAAGAAATGCGAAAGCGCAGTTTATTCTTTTCTGTAACACCTGTTAAACATCGAGGTATAAACAAAGAGACACGCATTAGAGGACTCATCCCCCGTTGGGAGAATCGTTCTATCTTTTTAGTAGGTGATAACTTAGAATTACTAGACGAGATGCGAGTCTTTCCTAATGGACAACATGATGATTGCATCGATTCCCTCTCGATGCAGTTACCTCACGCTCGCGCACCATTCCGACCACCGCTATCACTTCGAGATGAAGAGAATGTGATGAACATTGCAATATAATGTGATACAATTATCTGACATGGCAACCGCTACTAAAAAAACTCCTGCATACAAATTAGAGATGAAGATAAACGGTGAGATTTTTACGCGCACCACAAATGATTTAGACGAAGCCATACAAGACTTAAAACCTGAAATGGTATATATAGAAACATACGTCACCGCTACGAAAGGAAAAGCAACATCAGAACGAAAACTTAATCTCATACAATCACGGAAACTCTTTAACGATGCTATGTTCCGACAGATATTTATAAATAATCTACTTCTTAACTAAACATGGAACACCAAGATGTATTCTCGTACATAACTGCTGAATCAAACAACTGGCGTACCGCTCGTATCCCTATAACTAACTCAAAAGACTGGAATATGTACGAGCATATTCAGCGTTGCAAGAACGTATCAAACGCATGGTATCACCAGGGTAAGAATGACGGGATGCGACCATACAACGATATTGTCACACCTATTATCAACGTAGCGTTCCGTTCAGAAGGCTTTGATGTAAAGGACATTGTACCGTTTGTAAACGATGCACAGAACTACTACAAGTCGTTTCTTGTAAAGAAATATCACCCACAGTGGGCGCGTAAACACGAACTCGACACATTCATTGACGAAGTAGTTGAAACCTCAATTATCTACGACCTCGTTCTTGTTAAGAATATAAATAATGTACGCCCAGAAGTAGTTGATTTAACTACCCTTGCATTTTGTGACCAATCAGATGTACTCGCAGCCCCTATTTGTATAAAACACCAGTACACTACATCAGAACTTAATGCCTTTAGAGGAAAATGGGATGATGAAGCTATTGACATGGCTATTACGCAAGCGACAGCAGAAAAGAAAATAGCTATTGCCGAAGACCAAGTGGTAAAGACCCATGCAAAGTACATAGAAGTGTTTGAACTTCGTGGAGACTTACCAGAGGTATGGATTGATAAAGAGGCTAAGGAATACAGCTATACCCCACAGATGCACATCGTCTGTTACTACACTAACAGCTCAGGAGCAAAGACGGGCATCACCCTCTTTAAAGGTAAAGACAAGCCACTAAAAGATAACTTTAAAGCTCTTAAAATTGACCAAGTACGCTCTAAGGGTCGTGCGTGTGGCCGTTCCATTGTAGAGACACTCTTTGAACCGCAAGTATGGAATAACTATGCAGGTATAAAAATCAAAGACCTTCTTGACTCGGCTCTCACCGTGTTCCAGTCATCAAGTGACCAATTTGGAAACCAGAAGCTCTCTGACTTGAAAACAAACACCGTCCTTAAACATGAACCAGACCGACCTATAACTAAACTTGATGGAACACTACAAAATCTTCCTGCATTTTCAAACTATCAAGCAGAAATGGGAAGCAATGCTCGAATGCTCGGCTCTGCATCAGAGGGTGCACTTGGTATAAACCCAACATCAGGCACACCGTTTGCTCTTCAAAACCTCATCGTACAAGAAGGACAAGGTATACATGAATACAGACAAGGCAAGATTGCTACATTCTTTGCTGATGTGCTCTACCGTGACTGGATACTCGGTTATATCGTCAAGGACATGAACGGTGGTAAAAAGTTCTCCGAGGATTTAACACTCGATGAGTTACAGGAGATTGCAGACACTATGTCTATGCGTTTTGGGGAGGAACAAAAACTTAAACTAGTACTGGCAGAAGAAGAAGTGACGCAAGAAATTATAGACGAACTCGTAAAGCTTAAGAAAGGAGAGATTATGAAGCGAGGCACGAGAGGCTTCTTTGAAACTATTGAGGGGGAACTCGATGATTTACCTCTTGACGTGTTTGTGAACATCAAAGGCAAGCAACGAAAAATGGCAGAGAACGCTGACAAAATCACTAACGTACTGAGAGAGATTATTGCAAACCCTCAAGCGTTCCAGCAGATACCTGGAGTTGGAAAAGCATTTAACGAACTCTTAGAGGAAAGTGGAATGTCACCAATCAATTTTGCACAGTTCACTGAATTACCAGAACAACAAGTAACCGCATAAATATGGAACTAACAGACTTACAAAAAGTAAAGATAGAAGCCTTCTGTGCAGACAGAGAGATGTACGAAGCAGTACGGTGTGTGCTCTTAGCAAGCCTTTACTCTCATGGAGTTGTAGAAGGCAAGGAACACAACCCGCTAATCAATGGAGCGTTTAACCTAGTATCGTTAGCAATGGACAATCCAGTGCCAGACGAACAACTAGGTGCGCACATTAGAGGTATGTGGTCAGGAGTGAACATCCTCAAGAACGGATTCGACAAGCTAGAAAGCATCAAGAGTGAAAAACCAGAACTTATAAAGACAAACGTTAATATCGCAGAATAATATGTTAAGTAAAAATATAACAGAAAGTGGAATTGTCCAAACAGGTCATGGGAAACTAAACAATCTCATTATCAACAGTCACACATCAGGAACAGTCAGAATCTTTGACGGAACAGAGACAGGAGTAGTAGCAACAACAACTCTTACAAGTACAGGTGCTTGTGCACCAGCAAACTACGGTACGTCAACACTAACCTCAACAGGTGCAAGCGTAGCAGCGACTCACGCAGTATCAGTTTTGACTGGTGACGCTATCGTTGCAACTAACGTAATGGTTATCGGAACAAGAACATATACATTCGTGGCTGAACTAACAGGTGCAGCAGATGAAATCTTAGTTGGCACAACTCTCACAGCAACACTTCTAAACGCAAAGAACGCTATCAATTTAATAGCAGGTGTTGGCATGTTGGGTGTGACGTATGGTTTTGGAACAGTAATAAACACACAAGTACGAGCAGTAGCATCTGACGCAACTACTCTCACAGTAAGAGGAATAGTGCCAGGAACATCACTCGATTCAGTAGCAACTACAGGAACAGCACTACGGACAGTATGGGCAGATACAACACTTGGAGGAGGCACAGGAGCTTCTGACGCAGGTGTAACTACAGGTGCGGCTACCGTAACTATCGGAACAACAATCTACACTCAAGTAGATGCTCTATCAGAAACATACGGAGCACCAGCAGTAGCGTATCAAGTTCTCAGAGGAGCAAGTGAAGCAACAATGCTTGATAACCTTAAACTAGCTATCAACGCATCAGGAACAGCAGGAACTCAATACTCAACAGGTACTTTGGTTCACCCAGATGTAATCGCAACAACCAATACAGATACTACACAAATTATCCGTACACGAACTATCGGAACAGCAGCACAAACAACTGCATTAAATGCTATTGCAACCACCGAGACTATGGCTAACACAGGCTGGACTGGTGCAACAATGTCAGGTGCAGTAACATCAGATGCGGCAACATTCACACTAGACACTACAACCTATACAGGAGTAATCGTACTTGCTGAAACTCTAGGAATAACAGCAGTACCTAATCAAATCCTTTGGGTAACAACAGAGGCAGTATTCCTAGACAACATTAAGGCAGCAGTAAACCTTTCAGGGGTAATGGGAACTGATTACGGTACTGGTACAACAGCACACCCAACAATAGTAGCTACAACCAACACGAACACAACACAGGTATTCAACGCAAAGAATACAGGTACAGCAGGTAACTCTATCGCTACAACTGAAACTATGGCTAACTATGCTTTCACAGCACTTGTTATGGGTTCAGGAGCAGGAGCAACAGGAAGTGTCTTGATTGACACCATCACCTTGAGCGTAGTAGCAACCACAGGAGAACGATTTATAGACTTTGGAGGACTTGATGTAACCCGTGGAATCTATGTAACAGTAGGAGGTACAGCCAATATTACTCTAGGATATGATACTTACTAATATATTTAATGAAGTAGTGTAGTTGCGTACAGCACAGAACGTTGGTATAATTACAAGTAACAAGAAGCGCAACTTTGCAAAACAGCGCATTAACTAGATCATCACTATGATAAACGATGAAATTGAGGAGCAGGAAGACAACCTTGAAATAATGTCAGAAGAAGTAGAAGTCGAACAAGAACAAGAGGAAGAACAAGGAGTTGAATATTGGAAAGCGGAAGCTTTAAAGAACAAAGCTATTCTCGAACGAAACAAGAACAAACCCCAAAAAGAACCAAAAAAATCAGACGACTTTGGACTAGACGTAAAGGGATACTTGAAAGCATCAGGTATTGCATCAACAGAATTTGACTTTGTAAAAGCCGAGATGAAAGCATCAGGTGAAACAGACATAGATTCCTTATTGGAAAATGACTATTTTAAAGCAAAGCTTGAGAAACACCGAGAAACTACAAAAACTAAAGACGCTGTCCCAACAGGCAAACGTTCAGGTGGAGTAGCTACAGGAAGCGTAGACTACTGGTTAGCAAAACCCATAGAGGACGTACCAGCAAATATGCGCCGAGAAGTGGTGAACGCAAAGCTAAAGCAAGAAAATAGCCAAGGCAAATTCTACAACTCCTAGACCCCAACGCCATCTGATTACTTAATAACTAATCAATTATCATGGCGATTATCCCAACAATAGAGTACGAGACTCGACTACAAGAACGACTAGATGCACCAATGGTGTGGAAAGAAATCCTTAACGTAAAGTACACAAACTCAGGTATCCTACGAAACCCATACCTTACTGATTCAACAGTCGGTACAGGAACACGTGGAACAGGCTACACATCAACAGCAGTAGCAACGCTTGACGAAACAGTAACTATCTCAGATTACGTTTATTCTGCACAGCATATTGACGATGCAGACCTTGCACAAAAGACATTCTCCGACTTTATGGAGATTGCAGACAACATGGGAACAATGCTCAACGAAAAGGTTGAGACTATGATGCTTGCAGAACACGCACAGTGGACAAACTTTGACAACGCTGCAATCGGAGGCGGTGCTGGAAACATCACTGTTTCTATCTCTAACGTCAAGAACATTATAGCTGCAATGAAGCGAGAAATTCGAGAAGCTGGAGGTGCTGAGATGATGAACCGAAACGGTGCTTTCATCCAGTGGCGAGAAGCTGACTACGAACTCGTAGAACTCTTGGCTTCAAGCGAAGGATTCAACACCGCAGATGACGTTCTCAAGAACGGTATCAAGCAAGGCTTCAAATACCTTGGTGTAGAACACTACTCAACTTCTAAGAACGTAGCAGGACACGTATTTGGAGGAGTAAAGAAGACATTCCAAGTAGGAATCGTAAAGTCTACATACGGAAAGATGAAGACTATCATCAATCCAGTAGTATCCTCAGCTCAAATCTCAGGAGTAGGACTTGAATCACGCGTTGACCTTAAATTCAAGGCATGGAACAAAGTCACACCGATCCTCTTTGATATGCTTATGGCGTAACTTAATTAGAAGATACTTTATCAGCTAATTAGTAACAAACATGGCTAACAATAACGGAACTATCCCAACACTCAACACTCCGTCACGAAGACCTATTATTACCCTAGCCGCTGCTCGTACACTACGGGCAGACGAGTCAGGAGCAGTAGTTGTCTTTAACGCAGCAGCAGGATTTACCACAACACTTCCAGCAGCTTGTGATAACGGAACATTCTTTGAGTTTGTTATTGGAACTACAGTAACCTCAGTCGGGCTAAAAGTAATCACAGGAGCAGCAACAGAATTGATGGTAGGAAATATCATCAATACTGACACTGACACTAGTGATGCTGTAGCATCGTGGAAGTCACTCGTAGGTACAAGCAATATTTCTTTCACTCTCAATGGGACTACATCAGGTGGTCTTATCGGAGACAGAATTATTCTGACAAAGGTGACAAGCACAAAGTGGCAAGTAACAGGTACAACCCTAGCAACAGGAGTAGTAGTTACTCCGTTCGCAACCTCTTAAAGGTTATCTCATCTCTTCAATTTATTTGGGGAGATGGATATAGCAATTAAATAAAATATGAGCATATCATTTAGTGACACAGTAAACCTCACAGGAGGACTCCAACAAGTACGAAACATGTTGCGTGTAGATGCAACACAGTACCCTACTGTTCGTGTAGTCAATTCATACAACAACTGGCTTGATACTGTTACTGGTTACGCTATCGGAGCAGACAGACGCTTCCAATGGGATGACACAAACCACACGAAGCTTCCTATCGGCACAACTAACCTAGTGGCAGACCAATCAGACTACTCATTCCTCACAGACCAACAGGGTAATGCAATTCTTAACTTAACCCGCATAGATATTCTTGACTCGAATGGACTCTACCGAAAACTAGACGTACGAGACATGGCAGATAATGACCTCGCAGAAGATACGCTCCTTACTACAGCAGGACTACCAACCGAGTATGACAAGATAGCCGACAACATCATCAGACTGACCCCCAAGCCTGTTTCTAGCGTCACCGCAGGACTTAAGTTCTACTTCCAACGAACAGGCTCATACTTTACAGTATCAGACACCACAAAGTCTCCTGGTGTACCACCACTACTCCACAGAGGCTTCATCATCGCTTCTGTATATGATGCGCTTCTAGCAGGAATAGGCTCTGCAAACCTACAAGCTGTTTCAGTAGAAATGGAGAAAGAACGTATCAAAATGGAAACATACTTTAGAAACAGAAATACAGATGAAATCCCTGTACTTACTACCCCTGCAATAAACTCTATCTGATATGGCACTTACAAACGTATCAAAACCGACAACCACACTCATGAACACCGACAAGGTGTCTTTCGCTGAATTGTGGTCTACGATTACTACAACGTGGACTAGTGAACCAAGAACATGGGACGCTACAGGCTCCCTGTTTATCAATCCAAGCAAACCAACAACAAGTATTACTAATAGCGCAAAACCTGTATGAGTACAATTTCTACACTACTTGGTGCGGATACAATTACATCGTCTCGCACTGTCATAAATACTAACTTTAGTAATTTAAATGCAGACAAGGAAGAAGTAACAAACAAGTCAACTGACACAGCGTTTACTGCCAATTCAGACACACTCTACCCATCACAGAAGGCAGTTAAGGCTTATGTGGACACAGGCGGTAACGTGAACGCTAGTGAGACTACTAGAGGTATTGTAGAAATTGCTACAGTGGCTGAGGTAGCTACACGCACTAGAACAGGTGCTACTGGTGCCATCCTAGCTGTTTCCCCTGATAACTTACCAAGTACTGATGTCCAAGTATTTACAGCCAACGGTACATATACAAAACCAGCCGGAGCTAAATTTGTTGAAGTACTTTTAATTGGCGGTGGTGGTGGTGCAGGTGGAGGCTCTATTGGTACAACAGACGGAGCTGGTGGTGCAGGGGGACAAGGAGGAGGCTTGTCAAACTATAAGTTTAACGCTAGTTCTGTTGGTGCAACGGTTACTGTAACTGTTCCAGCCGCCTCTGCTGGTGGAGCAGGAAGAACAGGGAGCGACGGGAACGGCTCAAACGGTGTAGCTGGTGGTGATGTTTCTTTTGGAGCACTTTTAATCGCTACGGGAGGAGCAGCGGGTTCTGGTGCTTCTCCAGGTACAGGCGGCACGGGTGCGGGTATCGGTAATATTGCCAACGGGACTAACGGCGGTTCTAGTGTCGTAAACTCTCCTGGTAACGCTGGGGTAGCGACAACAACATTTGCGCCAACAGGCGGTGGTTCTGGTGGTGGGGTATCTACTAGTAACGTAGGCTCGGCTGGCTCGGCTGGTGGTGCTCGCACTAATGTTGCGGTTTTGGCTGGAGGTGTTGCGGGTGCTAATAACAGTGGTGTCGGTGCTAGTGGTAACTCATTTTCTTTGGTGGATGGAATTGGTGGTACAGGAGGAGGGGGAGGCGGAGGTGATACAGGGGACAACGCGGCTGGAGGAGCTGGCGGAAATGGAGTAATGGGAGGTGGTGGCGGTGGAGGAGGAGCGTCAGGCTCAATAGCACATAACGGTGGTGTTGGAGGTAATGGAGGCGCTGGTATTGCTGTAGTAATTACATACTCATAATGTCTAAACTAGTAGAAATCAAAATAAACACCTTTTCAGGGGGTACTAGTGACTCCCCACGTGAAGACAACGCTAGTAAATACCAAATTACGAAGCATTTTGATACGTTTACCGACCCAACTAGACTAATCCCATACAGAAGCCTAGAAGCTGATACTAATGATGGTGCTACCGCTACTGGAATGAAGCAATACTTTGTCCAAGACTACCTGTATCACTCAGCATCGGCAAAACTCTTTGGACTAGGGCAAACAGGGGCAGGATTAACTAAAATTGTACAAAAAGCCGATGCAACTACAGGCAACTGGTCACTCCCTGCAACATCAGAAGGCAACGGAGCAGTAAAGAACGGCTGTTTTCTAGAATACAAGGACATCTTGTGGGGCTTTCAGGGTACAAACCAAATATGGAAGTGGACAATAGCTACAAACACCATTGCAAACTCAGCAAGCACTACGGGAGCTACCATTACCTCAGTAGCAAACGGTCTTGTATTTAACGACTATTTATATCTTGCATACAATAACAGGATCTGGAGGGCAACAGACGCAACTACATTCTCCGATGGTTTTCTTGTCTTGCCAACCAACGTAAAAATTACCTCAATGACAGCGTGGGGGAAATATATAGCTATTGCTATTGCACCTATTTCAACATTTAACGGACAATCAAAGGTATTTCTATGGGACGGCACATCAACAGACTTACAGGAGAAGATTGACTGGGGAGAGGGTGAACTACGCATTCTCGAAACGATTGAAGGCTACTTGGTAGGGGTAACAGACCGCTACCTTAATAACGCTACAGGTGCAGGGCGTGGTTCAATGATTATACAAATGTATTCAGGTGGTACACCACAAGTAATCAAAGAGGTATTTACACAAGCTCTCACAAACAAGTCAATTCCACTTCAAAAAGCGGTAAAGAACAACCGTCTATTCTGGGCGGGCAAGATAATGACTAACACTGCGGGAACTACATACAACGAGGGTGTTTGGTCATTCGGGCGTAAGAACTCACTGTACCCATTTGCACTCACACTTGATATCATTGATGAGAATATAAATACAAGTGGCATTCAAGCTATCGGTTCAGCCGCAAACTACTTTTTCATATCACATTCAGGTGACGGCTCTATTGATAAGACAAACGATGTAGCTGTCTACACATTTTCAAGTGTCTATGAGTCACAGGTATTTAACTTTGGTGACCAAGATGCTGACAAAACACTTCAATCACTCTGTGTGTATTTTAGAAAACTCGCATCAGGTGAAAGTCTCACCGCAAAATACCGAGTTGATGGTGCTACTGCATGGACTACTATCGGCACATTCTCAACTACAGGCGAACTATCACGCACCTTCCTTAATATTGAGGCTACAGGGGACGCATTTGCGTCAGGTAAGGAGTATGAATTCCAACTCCTCAGCACTGGTGGTCTTGAAATTACTGGATTTAAAGCGAAGGCTCGTATAAATGACGTTCCATAATATGCCACAAGACATTCAAAAACAAATAGACCAACTACGCTCAGAAATAGAGGCGTTGAACTCTGAGTATTACACCAACAACTTTACTGCGTCTCAAGACTTTAACAAGCACTCACGTTTTAACACAAGACTCCGAGTCCCTGTCTTTGCAACAGCACCAACTGTAGCTTCTATTGGGGATGTATATGCAAATGCAACCAACGGGAAACTGTACGTCTGTACATCTGCAAATAATTGGACATTAGTTGGTACTCAAACATAAAATAACTGATATAATTATTAAATAACATGGCGAAAATCTCATTAAGACGTGGCGGAAATAAGAAAGTAAGACAGGCGAAAAGTCTTAGTAATAACAATGCTAAGTACTCTACAACCAACCGAAAAGGAGTAACTACCTACTATCGTTCTGTAAAAGATGCCCCCGGTTACAATGATTCCTTTGAGGGGAAAGGCACTACTTCGAAAGGTGCGCCACTCTCACAAAGAGATGCAACAGGAAACATTATAACTTCAAATTCAATCAAGCCTGTTACTACTACACCTGTCCCTACAGAAAAGGTATCCCAAGTCCCTGATTTCGCTGCAAACAACATTGGTTTTACTGGAGGAGAATCGAGCCTCACACAATCAGGTGGAGTACTTGCACAAACACCAGCACCAGAACCCGAAAAGGAAACATTTAGTTCTGTATTAGCCGCTTTCAAGGAAAAGAATGATGAAATATATAACCTTGCCACACCATCGGGTGCTGATATACAGCGCAAATTAGAAAAAGAAACAGGCATAAAGAACTTACGTCAGCAGGAGAACGACTTTGCTTCGCAGATAAATACTATTCAAAATAATCGTGATGCATCACAACTCGCACTCGAAGGACAAGGTCGTGGTCAAACAACAGGATTTATTGGTGGTGAACAAGCACGCATCAATAGAGAGGCGGCTATTCAAGCGCTCCCTGTACAAGCACAACTCGCTCATGCTCAAGGTAACGTTGCTCTGGCAGAAGCCCACATAAACACATGGGGGTCTATCCTAATGAATGACGCTACAAACAAATACAACAGACAGAAAGACCTACTCACCAGCGTCAGAGACTTTGCTGTAGGGATTGAGTTCAAGAAAATTGACGAACTAAAAGCAAAGAACGAACGAACCTACCAAGAAAATAAAGACTTCATCAACACAAAAAACGCACTCCTTGGCAGTGTCCTCTCACAGCAAGGTTCTGCAGCAATCTATAACGCGGTAAAAAACGCCAGTACAAAACAAGAGGCGATACTTGCAGCAGGAGTATACAACGGGGATGTACTTGGACGACAGGTACAGCAAGCACAGTTAGCCTCAGCAAACAGAGCAAACCGCCCGTCAGCATCAAAACTTGATACACAAGTTATCGAACAAGCGGATGGAAGTAAGGTGCTAGTCAACTCACAAACAGGAGAGGTAATTAAAACATTTGGAGCTGGTACTAGCGGAAAAATTGAAGTGGATAAAACAGTAAGACGACAGCTAGAAGACGCAGTAAGTTCACAAGATTCACTAATAAACCTTGCTAATGAGTATAGGGGTATTATTAAAACAAGTGGCTTCACTAATACTATTGGTGGTAGTCCTGAAAAACTAGGTAAGATAAGTTCTTTACGAGCTTTGATGACCGCAGAGTATAAAAAAGCCGCTACACTTGGCACACTTGATGTTGGGGTATTGACTTTAATGGAACAAATCTTAGGAGAAGAACCGACTAGTACTTTTAACCCACTCACAAACATCACAGGACGTAGAGCGAGCAAGTTAGTAACTCAATTAGACACCTTTATTACTCAGACAGAAAGACAAAAAGCAACTGCCGAGGCTAGGTTAGGTGTTGGTGCACAATCGAACTCAATTACATGGTCTGCGTTCGCGCCAGAGGACTTAGACGAAATAAATGGTATGGGTGTAGATATTGCTCTTCCGAACTCAGTACAAACATCAACAGGCTCTCACTATATTACTAACTTGTATCAACAATAAATATGTTATCAGCAACAGAAAGGCAAATTGTAGAGTTTGGAAAGACTAATGGCAAAAATCCAAATGAAATAATGATGGCTCTATCAAGACATAGAGAGACACAGTCACAGCCTAATCAGGCATCTCAAGCAGAAGCTCCTAAAAAACCTCTTTCAAACAGAATTACTGACACTTTAGGTTTAGGGGGTGCTACAGATGTTTTTGGGCGTTTACTTGCAAGGCAAGGTATTGGAACAGACGCATCAAAAGAAGTTACACAAGAATTTATTGAAAAACCTACACGTGGTCAGGTTGTTGGAGCTGCCCTTCAAACAGCAACTATCCCTGCTGGCTTTGCACTAACTGGAGGTACATCTGTACTCGGACAAGCGGCAGTTGGAGCTGGTATTGGCTATGCCTACGATGTTGGTCAAGACCTAGTTAATAAGAAGTCAGCAAAAGAAGTAGCAACTCCTGGATTAGGAACTGTTATTGGTGGTGTAGCTCCAGTAGCCATCAAAGGGGCAGCGGCAGGTATTGGTGCGTTAAAGAACAAAGCTACACCAGTTGTCAGAGATGCTGGGCAAACTATATCAAATGCGTTACCTGAATCACAAACACTGTCTGGTATTAAACAAACTGCATCAGAGCTAGGCGACAGAGTACCCCGTTTTATAGGAAAGGTATCGGAAAATGTACGAGAAGCAGGTGTCAGGGCAGAACGCATAAAAACATCAACACCACTAGTACAGAAAGCTATTAAGTCAGGTTTACCTGAACCACTAATTGACCCTGTCAAAAATGCCAACCCTGTAACTAAACAAGCATTTAAAGAAGTACTAGATATTGCCGACACACCTAAAACTACGCTAGGACAAAAACAGAACCCAGCGATTATTGCTGGGAATAGGGCGTCCCAGCAATACGATACCATCGAGGCACAGCGCAAGAGTATCGGTGAAGCAATGAATGTAGAAACGGCCAAACTCGGCAAGATAGAAAATATAAACATGACAGGAGCTTACTCCCAACTTGATAGTGTCTTGGAGGATATAGGCATAAGTAAAAGACTTACTAACACCGGAGTTAAACTCGATTTTAGTAAATCAAAACTGACAGAAAAACAAAGAACAGTAGTAACTGACTTATACAAGAAAGCCACAGAAGGTGGAGATTCATTATCCCCACTACAAATCCGAGAGAAAGATCAGTTGTTTTCGGCTATCCAAAGAGAGTCACGATCTGATGCTGTTCAAGATGTAATCTTTACCACCGTAGATGGACAAACAACAGACTTGTTTAGAGCTTTCAGAGACGTTTACTCAAACGAGTTAGACGTACTGTCACCTGAGATTAAAAAGCTAAACTCACAGTATAGAAACGTGGCAACGCTCCTAGAAGATATTGAAAACAGTATCTTTAAAACACCAAACTTTGAGATAACTAAAAACACTGACCCGTCTGAGTTTGCAAAGGTAAACTTACGGCGCATCTTTGGTGAAGCTCAAAGCTCACCAGCCTACGAAGCGATTGCAGACGAAATGGACACCATCTCACGACAACTCGGCTACGAAGGCGCATCACCTAAAGAAGTAGCTGCATTTGCGGAGGAAATAAGAGCGTTATATCCTGAGAAGGTACCAAAGGCAGGGTTCCAAGGTGGTATACGAGCTGGATTGTCAGATATTGCAGGTGCAATAATGGAGGCTGGAAAGGCAGACACAGAAGATCAGAGAAAGGCACTTAGGGCTTTGTTAGAAGCTATCGACTAGCACTAACGGCAAACAGTGCAATATACACAAGCCACAACCAAGGAAACAGTATAGCAAGCCATATTGCACAGATAAGGAAAATTATGTGTCCCATATACAACCGTTATACGCCTAAACCACCAAAAGTCAACCAATTTATCCACAATACGTTATAATTAAAATATGCTCAACGATAAAAACCAAAAACGCCTTGAAACACTCCTCTCTGCTTTTGACAGTGGTGCAGTACAGCCTAATGAGCTTATAGAGGCAATGGAAGCTGTGATGGTTATTATCAAGCACTCAGAAAAGCTTTTCCTAAGCCAAATCAAGGACACCAGTGAGACGAGTATGCGCTCTATTACATCTCTAAAGGCTGAAATTGCTCAAGCCCATAGAGACATTCAAAGTCTTATAAAGGACGCTAAAGAAAACTCAACTACTGAAACAGCTACCCTCCGAAGACTTGTAGCACAAGAGGTAAAACGTCTTGAGGAGTCAATGCCTATAATGCCAGACGAGTTTGACGCTACAGAGATACAGAAATCATTAGAAGAACATACCGAACTACTTGCTAAAATCTCTGAACTAATAAGTGGAGAGAATATCCGCAACGCACTAGAATCCCTCCCCGATGGAGAAAAACAGTCAATCGACTCCATTCAAGACCTCCGAGAAGAACTTGACAAACGACAAGCAGAAGAACGTGGACACACTACTGCTATCATCGCACGTAGGCTAGACCAAATTTTAGATGTGAGCATTGAGGGCGTAACAAACGGTCAAGTTCTTACATATAACAGCACTACAAAAACATGGGGAGCAGGTAGTGGCGGTGGGGGCTACACAAACCTCACTTCATTTGTAGACCAAACAGCACATCGTGTCTTCTACTCAAACGGCTCAGGTGACGTTACCGAGTTAGCACTAGGAGCTGATGGTACATTCTTGAAGTCTAACGGTGCTTCCTCTGCACCTTCATTCGCTACTCCCGCAGGAAGTGGAGACGTTGCTAAAGTAGGCACACCAGTCAACAATCAGGTAGGTGTATGGACAGGCGATGGTACTCTTGAAGGCGATACAGCACTCACATTTGATACTACAACCGACACGCTCGCTACAACACTCATTACTGCAACCACCGTCACCGCAAACCTAGTAGGTAACGTCACAGGAACTGCATCAGGCAACCTTGTTTCAGGAGGTGCACTCGGTACTCCCTCATCGGGAACTGCTACAAACCTCACAGGTACTGCATCAGGTCTAACGGCAGGAAACGTAACAACCAACGCTAACCTAACAGGAGTAGTAACTTCCACTGGGAACGCTACAGCCATTGCTGATGCTGCGCTTTCTATCGCTAAGACAAGCGGGTTACAATCTGCACTCGACCTTAAAGCTCCACTTGCTTCGCCTACTTTCACTGGCACAGTAGTACTACCTAACTCACAAGCCCTTGTAACTCCAGTCTTAGGTACACCAACATCAGTAACTCTAACTAATGCCACTGGTCTACCAATATCAGGACTAGTGAACTCAATATCATTAGCTCTTGGTCTAGGGACAATAGAACTTGGTCACGCTACTGATACTACCATAGCAAGGACTGCTGCTGGAGAGATAGCAGTAGAGGGCATCCGAGTACTATCCGCCAGACCAAAGGTACTTTCAGCCGCTTCATATACGACTGACACAGGCACATCACTAAACGTAGATAACTTAGACTTCTTTATCGTCACGGCTCAAACTGGAGCTTTACTCTTTAACGCCCCGGGCGGAACTAAGTATGACGGACAGATGCTAAAGATTTCCGTCGCGTCATCAACTACAGTCGCGCGTGCCTTAACGTGGAACGTAGCATTTGGGTCAACTACAGTTACTCTACCAAGTACAACCGCAGCAACCACAGCTACTCTTACGATTGGCTTTATCTGGTCTGCTAGTAAGTCACTCTGGCAATGTGTAGCAGTAGCGTAAACTTTATATGAAATCAGAAATCTTAAAAGTAACAGAAAGAGATGAATATACGGTTGTGTCAAAAAGAGCGATACCCGAGGGGACTGTCTACTCTGTCGTTATAGATGGGCATGATTTCTGTATCTTTGAAAGCGTGGCAGAAAAAAAAGAACGGGCAATAATTTTTAAAGACTTTTTTACCGCGCAATTAAAATAATATGGCAGTCACAGCACCACTAACCTATTTCAGACTAGATGAGTCATCTGGTAATGCCACCGACCAGATTAACTCTTTGGTTGCTACTAACACCAGTGCCACTTATGGTGCGGGGAAGTTAAACAATGCTGCTACCTACGCAGGTTCAGCGTTTCATACTATCTCGGACAACGCCGCTTTAAAACCAACCAGCGATATTTCTTTCGGGGGATGGGTGAATTTTACCTCAACCTCCTCATACCAAATGTTAATAGCAAAAGGTGAAAATGCGGGTGACACACGCAGTTATGAAATGCGAGCGTTTGCCTCCACTACCCGGATTGAAGTGCAGATGAAGATGGGTGGTAATATCGCCCAGTGTCGGACAACTGATGGGATAGGCACGGCAACATGGAAGCATGTGATTTTTACTCGCACCGGTACTACTCAAGTAATTTACGTTGATGGTGCTTCAGTATCCTTAGCCTCTAACGTCACTCAGTCAGGAAACATAGACTACTCTACCGATGCTCTTTGGCTTGGACAGCGTAATGGGGGGCTTAGATTTAACGGCAAACTTGATGAAATTGGAATATGGGATGTAGCTTTAACTGCCGCCGAGGTGACATCACTATACAACGGTGGGGCTGGCTTTGACCCTACAGCGGAGGGAGCAGTAGTCAACAGTGGTTTTTTCATGTTCATGTAAGTGGTATAATTAGGACACATTATTACTAGTATGGAATTTCTTAAAAACCTGCCGATTGAATTGTTTGTGGTACTGATAGCTGTCTACGGGGGGTTTGCTCGTTACCTCAGTGCGTACACTACTGGCACACCGTTCCGTATTAGTATCTTTCTTGCCAGTGGTGCAGTCGCAGGGTTCACTGGCTACATCTTTGCGGTCTTTGGTGCAACAATGGCACTACCAGAACCGATGCTGTTTGTGATGGCGGGTATCGGTGGATTCTTTGGAGAGCAGACGATGAAGTTCGTGCTAGAATCAGTTATCAAAAACAAGAAATAACATGCGCTTTCTAATACTAAAAGATACTAAAATTTCATACGAACAACTAGCGAAACTAGAGCTAGAATTCAACGCTTTTATTTTCAAGCACACTGGGCTGACCCCGGTCTTTTACGTACAGGAGGAAGACTTTAGTCGAGTGCCTACCGAGGCAGACAGCGATGGGGACTTAAAGCCCGCCCAAACCTACGTCACCGCCCTTACAAACAAGGTGCATGTAAACTACGGTAACTGGGGGACAGACAGTGTTGTTATGCTGGTACACCGCGACAACTGGATATTTAAAGGCATCTGGGGTACGAACTGGAGCAATATATACCGCACCTACCATGTCCACCTTGTCCGGTTCGATAATAGCAATGTCAACAATTCTTTAGGGACGCTGTATCACGAATGGATGCACAGCCTTGACGCGCTGATCCTAACTCACACTGGCTTTGATGTAACTAAGTTGTTTGGTATGCCTTACGATAAATTCATCGTCCACGGGGGCAGGCCCGAGAAAGAGAACACTACGGAATGGAAGTACATCAAATGGAAAGACAATGCTAAGGCTATGGAACTAATGGCTCCCTACCTTAAAACAGCCTACGCCCGCCGTAAGGAGATGTATTTGGAACCATATCGTAAGGTACAATTACAAGTGATTGACTGGTTACGAGGATTATTAAATAAAAAAACCATAGGTAAATAATATGTACAACAAAGCCATTATCGCGTTTATCACCCCAATGATTATCACCTTCTTGATTCCTCTTGGTATTAGCGGAGATAGCACTATCACTGAATTAGTGAGTGCTCTTATCTTTGCCTTATCAACAGCCATCACTGTCTATCTAGTACCAAATAAGGTACAGTAATAGAGCAGCTGACTAAGGAACAGTTGTGATCTTTCATAAACAGCGAAAGCCACCAGACGACGGTGGCTTTCGCTGTTATACTGGTAGCATCAACACCCGCCACGCCTCTGCTACCAAGCATGCGAACCAGGCGGGTTTCTTGTTGACACCTAGCTTTATCGACAAGGTGCCGTGCTACACTTATGCTATATGCTATATGGATGAAGATGAAATTTCAAGCACCGACCAGTATATCTACGACTCGTATAGTGGACTTGATGTCTACGGTACGGAAATGGATAGTGACGAGTGTGAAATGCCTGAATCGATGAACGACATATGATGAAGAAAAAAACACCCCAAGGGTATAAGATGTACGTTTGTAAGACAACAGTTAAGGCAAGGAGTCTTAGTGAAGCAAGACGTATTAGCATGAAAGCTGAACCAGATGAGATTTGGATTAGTGACGACTGGAAGGAGGGAAAATATAAAGAACTTGCGTCAGCCATAGGTTTTGACATGGGAATAGACCAGGAAATTGAGGACTAAATGGGGGAGTAGCTCACTGGCAGAGCGAGTTTTTGAAACGACGGGCGTTACTACTTAAGATAGGGCGACCATGAGTAGGTTCGATTCCTACCTCTCCCACAACAAGAAAAGCACCTATTACAGGTGCTTATTTCTTTAGTCTATTTCTTTTGTTATTAACTGTAAGTCCTTGTCTATTCCGACCACAGCGAGATTACCACTGTCACCAGAATCAGCACATAACCAAATTGGCTTGTACTTTTCAATTGTGTAATGGCCGCCTTTGTACCCAACAAAACACATCCCTAATAATGACTCTAGCAGGACACCTAGTTCGTTGGCTGTTTCCGGCAAGGCGTCAGCCGTAATTACATTTTCCTTACTCCATTCTTCGTACTTAGTATTATTGTATGGGTAATCAGTGTATTCTTCTTTTTCAGCAGTCAGTCCCTCATTATCCGTAAAGATAGCTACTTCAATGTAAGAGCCTCGATAAGAACCAATACCTTTGATTCTAGGGTCATACGTCTGACCTTTTTCGGCTGACTTTAATGCCTGGATAAGTCCCCCATATGTTAAATGGTAATTGCTTTTTTCTCTAGCTGATGTTTCATTCATTGAATTGATAAGTTTTTGTAAGTCCATATTTGTTTGTTATTTTGATATAAAACCACTATACCAAAAAACCACCCAATTACGAGTGGCTTCTTGGGGATAAACCTGCCTGCCTGTCATTTACAGTGTAGCACACTACCGCATCGCTAGATAGTTCTTCACGACAGCGACCTGATAGGCACTAATTTATGACAGTGTTTGTTTTACCTCGGTTACAATCTAAACAACTAGTTTTGTAGTTATCTTCCGTATCCTTGCCACCTTTAGATTTTGGCTGTACGTGGTCTATTTCTAAGACTACATCTGGAGCTTTTCTACCGCAATACTGACAAGTAAACTTGTCCCTACTAAGAATATAGAACCTATAAGCCAACTTTCTTTTTGATTGCTTTTGTTGATAAAGACGAACCTTGTCTTTGTTTTTCTCTCTCCACTCTCTTCTTAACTTTAGCACAGATTCACGGAAGACTGAATCCGCATCATATTTTTTCTTGAATTCAGAGTTATACTTGTCTTTTACTTTATTCCAGTACTCGTCTTGTTTTGCTTTGTTTTTCCATGCCATCCCATAATTATAGCAATTACAAGGCAAGATTACAAGGCTAATAACCTTGTAATCATAATGTATTTTCTATAGGTTTGCAAGAACTTTCCTTACATACATGGGGACATCGTAAGCAACGCCTTGTTTGTTGATACCTTGTTTGTTTTCCCAATTGTAAGGACTTCCACTATTCCAAGTGGCAGCAATTTGAGTCGCTGTGTAACCTTTCTGTAGCCAACCATCAATCATCATTACGGCTACATACCACTCACGTTCGGGTGTCATCTCGCGATACTCACCGTACACTTGCTGGGCATACGCCACGTAGGTAGCTCGCATAAACTGCATGCTACCACCCTCTCCTGACGCACCACGGGCGTTAAAGTTTCCGCCAGACTCATGCTTTTGGATAGCTTTAGCGAGGGCTATTGCCCGTGGGCTAACTAGAAACCCTGCTTTTTTTCTAGTGCTTCAATCTCAGGAAGTAGACTCTTACGCAGTGCCTCTAAGGCAGCTTTGTCTGAGGCTACACGTTGCTCGTCCATCATGCGGTCGTATTCTTTTTGTGCTTTTTCTTTAGCTTCTCCCTCACGGGTAGCCCACTCGGCGGCAATCGCCTCGCGCTTGGCTATCTCGAAAGGGTTTTCCTTTTCTTCTATTTGTAATGGTGTACTGGTCGCTACGTCTTGTACATACACCGTGGTTGATGAACTAAAATGTTGTATACCTCCATATACACCTAACGCAAGGATTAATCCTATTGCTAGTTTTTTCATATTGTTAACTTTTTTTATACTTGAAACTGCTGAACTTATAAGCACCCTATTTCCTTTGGGTGAACCCTAATTATACTATGAATTGACCCCCACTCCTTTTCTTTTCCCCAGATAGTAGTTTCTCTCACCCTCATAGTAGTCATTTAAGTGTTGTATCTCGACACATTTGACAAGTTGCTGTTGGTATTTTGTAAGTAGGTTTCGGTATTGCGTCTCGTATTTAGCCACTTGTGTCTTTTGGTAATCGTTTTGGAGGTATGATTCGCGCAACTTTTTACGTAAGTAGGTGAGATCTGCCTGGATTTCTTCGGTGTGCATGTGCCCCCATTATAGCAGTCAGTACGCCAGAAATGCCGACACACTGGGGATAATGTAATAAACCCCACGCGGTTGTAGCCGTTATCGTGGGGTTCTGTATGGCACTTGCTTCATTACTGAAGCAGAGGTGGTGGCACTTATTTCAGCCACTGCTTTAAGTAGTGCTGTAGTACAGACTCAGCACACTACCGAGCCAGTACCACCTACTACACTAGGCTGCTGGCATGTGGTGTTATTGTATCATAAAGGGGAAACACCGCCACGTGAATGGCGGTGCTCCTTATAGGCACTGTGGGACTTGCACCCACATTCAAAAGGAATGACCCTTAGTGTTACTACTTACATTAAAATGCCCACAGACATTGTATCACGGAAAAAGAAAACAGCTCCACAGGGGAGCTGTTAAGTTTGGGTGTTAGGGGTCTTCGTGCCTCCTAATTAGATGATCACCTCCTTTCTACAGTGTGTCGTACCAGTCAGCACGCCACGTAGTGACATATGACCCGTCAGGCATAAGCTTGCGAATCATCGCAATCTCATCGTCTTGGTAGAAGCCGAGCCAGTTCTGGCCCGTGCCGTCCACGAACAGGACGCAGAAGCCGAGCTGTCCGGTTTCCTCGTCGGAGCAGTCCAGGCTGTGAAGACTGACCAGACCGTCAGGGACTGGGGGTGGTGGGTTCGCCATCGCCGTTGTCGACGACAAGATGAGGCTTAGTGCGAGAAGTGCGCGCATGATGTTTCCTTTCGT